CGCCTTCGCTTTCGCTCCGTTTCAGCTGCACTTCATCAACTTGCAGCTTTGTTTCCTTGTAAATCTCTGCGTCCGGCGCAAGTACACTGACCATCATATTCTTGCGGTACAGTTTGCCGTTTTTATCTCTACAACCTGCAACAGTAAGCGTGTATTTAACCGCACTGGCAAACATACGCCCTGCCATTGCCTTAACTGCATTTTCAAGCCCGCCAGCTTCAACATCCTGCATAACTTTTGAATAACAGCGCAAAACGCCGTGTTTAATCAAATAATCGTTTTCAAATGTATATTTTTCAGAATCATTGTCTGCATCAACCTTCGTAAAGCCTGTTACATGGCTGTACATTTTCTGTCCGTCCAAACTCGGAACGCAGGAAATAAAAGGCTGTTCACCTTCCTTAAAAGTTGCGCTCACTTCTTCCTGTTCCGGCTTCCAGATAAGTAAAGAACCATCCTGCGCATTGGAAAGAAAAACGCCGCGCTGTTCAGCAAGTTTTTTTAGAAAGTCCAGAATCTTGTCTTCTGGCGCAATTTCAACACTATTAAAAGCGTCTCCAACATCTGTTTTAGCCTGGACATTTACGCTGAAAGCCCCTGCAATATTTTCTGCAATCTGTTTTAAATCCAAGCCGTTGTATTCCGGCGGATAAAGTGAATCTGGCAATGTTGAATCATTCAAAACCGCGCAAAGTGGATAGCCCTGCACGGTTATTGTCTTTGAATCCGGCGAAACGTTCGGCGCTGCTGGTAAAAGCCGACCCTTAAAAATCAAATCGCCGTCAAAGTAAACTTCACATTCTTTGTAAGTAAACGGTCTGAATAAATCCCGCAATTCTTTTTTACTGGAATCCCACACCGAAGAAAAGGAAAAAGCGTCAAAAGTATCGACTGAACAAACAACCGTGTAACCTGTAAAACCAGTAAACTTTTTCCCGTCGCAAAAAATGGCAAGATCTTTTTTTGCCTTTTCGTCCAAAACAATAGTCTGTTTTGCTTGTATAGGGGCTTTATTCTCTTTTGGCTCCAGTGTATCGGGAATAATGAGATTGTCGCCAATACGGATGATTGGCGAACCATCTGAAGCTGTTTTGCGTCCTTTAAGCTGTGGATTTGCGTTTACAATATCCGTCCACTTCCCAGGAATCCCGTAGTATTTGACGCTGATTTTCCAAAGCAAGTCGCCGCTTGCCACAGTATGAACTTTAGGCATAATAGCGCACCTCTCGCCCCATAGGAATTAAAACAATCTCATCAGCCGTAAGTTTGTTGTCGTTTATAAACTGATCCTGTCTGTTGAATCCGTCTTTGCCGTAAAGCTCTGTTAAAAGCTCAAAAAGCTGTCTGTCACGGTCAAGTTTTATGATTCTTGTAACAGGCAAGTCAAAGGCGGTTTCTTCAAGCGACCGCAAGGAATAAGTGACAACATTCAAAAGTTTTTCGTAAGTTTCGCCTGTATCAACAAAGGCGTTCTTCTTGTTCTGTGAATCAATATATGCGCTGTACTCTACAAAACTTGCCGCAATCTGTGCCGCAGTTTCCAGAACGTCCGAACGGCTTGTAAAACCGCCGTTTGCACTTCCTTCTGAAAAATCAGAATCATCTTCCGCAGAATCCCCGGAACTTTCAAAATTATTTGCTCCCTGGTTTACACTCTGTTCCGCAGCCGTTTTTGCGCATCCATAGCTTAAAGCCGCAACCATGCTTCCCCATGCAAGCGTAGCGGCGGCCCACTGATTTGTAACTGCCTTAGTTCCGAACGGGTCGGCTTTTACATTGTTTGCAATGTCTTTAATCATCAGCTGATAGCCAGCAAGTTTTGAAAATGCGTCTGATGTGATTTGTGAAGGCAGTCTAATCATCTTAATCGTAGTTGTTGCCACTTCATTTGCAAAAGTTCCGATTTTGTCTACATTGTCGATTATGCTGTTAATAAACCTTTTTGCAGAATCATACCATTGAAAAAGATTTGCCCTTTTCTTGTTTTTTGGCGCAGCTTTAATCATCTTTTCTACGCCCTTGAAAGTTGAATTTGCATTAGACTTCATGGCTGCTTGAAGCTGCATCTTGTCTTCAATAGAATCAGTGTAAATATTGTTTGAGAAATTAGCGGCGGCGGAATTTTCGTATTCGTCCATTGCCGCATCCAGCTTGTCCACCGTTGCAACTTCGCTCGTAGATTCTTCTTTATCAACAAGAGTTTCAGAAAAAGTGACTTCAACGCTGCTTTCATTCGCTCCGTCTAAAATGTTGTCTGTTCGCTTGATTTTTCCGGTCGGAACAACATTTATTTTGCCATATACAGGATGTTCAAGAATTCCGTGTCCGCGTTCGCTTAAAAGTTTTTCAAAACTGTCTGCTTCTTTGTTGCAGCTTGCGCCCGAAAAAATACATTTTAAAGGAAAAGTTCTGCCACCAAGCCCTAAAGATTGAATTAAAGCCCCGTCAAGTTCCGGGAAGACAAAAGAGGCTGTTTTTAAATCGGTTTCACGGCTGACATTCTCATAAATGAATGTCTGCCGCTTTCCGCTAGGTGAGTTATACGCTGCTTCTTGTATTTCATCATTCCAAGCCATGCTTTTATGATATTTGCGCTTACGTAAACTCGCTATACCGATTTAGAACGAACCGCTTGCCGTCCGTGCGACTGTAACGCCAGGGGCTACCATGCCGTAATTATCAGATTTCAGTTGTTCCGCAAGATTGATGTTCACGTTTGAATAGCTTTCTTGCCGTGAATAAGAGCTTGCAACAGCGGCTGTCTTTGTCGGCGGAATCTGCAAGTTTTGATTTTCCGTAAAACTTGCGTTCGCGTCAAATCCGCTTTTCATCTCTGCGATTTTATCCGCCCAACTTCCCATTGTGTCGCCAATGCTAGGAACCCAGTCTAACGCCCTTAAAACCGCTTCAATCGGTGTAAGCACAAAACTAAGGATTGCAGATCCGATTCTTTTGAAAACTCCTATAAGGCCTTCCGACTGGAACACGGAAACAAGCCCCTGCCAAAGATTCGCAATTCCACCAAAAAGTCCGCTTATAAAATCAAAAAGCGGCTGCAGCTTTGCTTTAAGAGATTCAACCCAGCCCGCCACAGTCGCGCCTATCATTGCAAAAAATCCGGTTACTTTCTCCCATACAGTGCCAAAAAACGCCCCGATTGATTCTATTACAGCAGTAAATGCGCCTGTTATCTTTTCCCAAACTCCGGCAAAGAAACCCGCGATTCCTTCGCCGACCATTGCAAAGAACGAGCTTAAACTTTCCCATAAGCTACCAAAAAAAGAAGTTATGCTATTCCAGATTCCGGCGAAAAACGCCCCGATTTTTTCAATCATTTGTGCTACAAATTCTTCCATAGCGGCGGCATTGTCTCCGAATAAGAATTTCATAACCGCATGATACATGTTTGCAAAAAATCCGGTTATGGCATTCCATACATCAGAAAGAAATTGCGGAATCCTGCTAAAGAATCCTGTTATTGCATTCCATACATCGGAAAGAAATTGCGAAATCCTGCTAAAGAATCCTGTTATTGCATTCCAGACTGTAGAAAGAATGTTTAATGCAGCTTCACCAAATCTTTTTAAAGCCGCGCTTATGGAATCCCAGTGCTTAACGCAGATGACAATAATTCCGATAAGCAAACCGATGGCGGCGACAATCGCCATAACAATCGCTCCTATTGGATTGGCAGCGATTGCAGCTGTCAATGCTGTTGTCGCTGCCGTGAATGCTCCAGTAGCTGTTGTTGCAATGCTGGATGCAACCGAGTAAATTTTCATTCCTATGCTGGCAGCAACAGCCGCGCCACCCTGTGCTTCAATAGCAACTGTCGTTCCCCATAAAGCCGCATTGTGTGCAACTTGAATACCTTCTACAACCCTTGTTACAATCTCAAAGCCTTTCATTACTTTTGTAACAAGCAAAATCACATCCACAATGCCGTGCCATGCCATAAACAGCCCGCCGATGGCAAGAATAGGAACTTTCAAATCCCAAATCATCTTGATTACTTTCAAGCCCGCAATAAGTATTTCTCCAAATGGGCTTTTTATGTCGCCTAAAGCCTGTTCTATAACAGGGCCTACGGCAGAAAGTACGCCCGAAACAAGATCTGGAAGCTGATTTAAAATAGCGACAACAGCCGGAACAATGTTGTGCGCAAAGGCAAGCACGGATTCTTGCAAGTTTTCAAGAGACGGCTTTATATCCTGTCCAAGTGCCATTTTAGCAAGAATGTCTTGAATGTTCGTCTTCATTCGCCCGAAAGAACCTGCAAGAGTGCTGTTGGCTTCCCTTGCAAAGTTTCCGGCATATTGTTCTGTTCGCTCAAAAAACATTTGCATTGCAAGCTCTGCTTTTTCGGCGTTGCTGGCAGTTTTCCATTTAAAATTGATTCCTTTTTCAAGGGCGTATGCAGACAAAGTTGTGGCATTCATTGCAACGCCCAAGTTGTCCATCATGGTAAAATTGCCCTTCGCGGCTCCGGCTATAGATTCCATAGCCATGCTTGTGTCAATGCCCATTACGGATGCGACATCGGCGGCTCTTTGCATTGCCTGTGTAGAAAGTTCCATTGCCCGCACTTGCTCCAAGCCCGACCCCTGGAAAAGAGAACCCATTTTGTTTGCAGTTGCCATGTAATCAGAAGCGGAAAGACCCATATTTTTATACGCGGTCTCTGCAAGTGTCTGAACGCTTTCTGCATACTCACCAAATACCGCTTCTGTACCGCCCAAGTTTTGCTCAAGCTCCATGCCCAGGGGAATGGCTGACTTTACGGCAGCAGCTGCGGCTGTTACAACTGCACCAAAACCGCCGACCACAGCCTGCTTCATAGCCGTTTCAAATGCTGTAAAACGCTTTTCAGCGGCTAACAGTGGAGCGGAAAGATTTTTTTCGAGCCACTGGCCTTTTTTGCCAAGTGTGGAAAGTGCAGGCGAAGCCTTGTCTAAAATGGAAAATTCGGTTTTTATTTGATAATTAGTTGACATTTTTCAAAAACCGCCTTATTATCGAAGTATGAAGTTTAACGAATTACCGCAAAATATGCAGAAATCTCTTTTGGAAGGTCGCAAAAAAACTGTATTTATTGCAGGGATTATATTCACCGTCTTTTTTCTTGCACTTACAGCTCTTTGCTTCTTCATTGGGCATGGATTTGAAAAACTTTGGTTTATCCCTGCAATCTGTGTTTTCATCGGCTTTGTTGGCATCTTATTAGAATTGAAAGAACCGACAAACAGCAAAAACCGAATCAAGAATTTCGATTCTTATTCTTTTTCAACTCCTTCTGCATCTGAATCAAACTAGGAATTAACGGTTCGTACCAAAACAGCAAATCTTCCAATGAAAGTTCATCCGGCTTCATTGGAAGGTGATAATTCTGATATATTTCCCTAATCATTACAGGAATGCCAACGACAGCCTTAACTTTTTTTTCTCTGCCCTCAACCGCAACCGTTACGGTTAATCCATCAAAAAAAGTCCGACAATCCCCATAAAGAATTTGAAGTCCGGCAAACCAAGATTCAAGAACCAGCCTGTGTCTTTCCCAGTCATGCTGCTTGCAATGGAAAGGGCCTTCTGTGTTCCGTCATTTCCTTTTTTTCCCACGGCTGCAAAGGCTCTAGGTGAAGGAATGTTGATTTCCACCTCTGTATCTTTGTAACCTTCCGGGCTGAATCTTGAAACTGTGTAAACAAGGTTTCCGCTGTCATTTATGACGGCACTTCCTTTTGTAAGCGCACGGATAAAAAGTTTCTTTCCGCTGGAAAGCAGTGTTTCGTTCATTTCGCTTCTGCTTTCGTCCGCTTCCACTTCAAGGCCCATGTTTTCTGCCCAGTCGTTGAATTCCTGTTCTGCAAGCTCTGCGCTCATCGTTGCTTTTTCTTCTGCCATTTTGCTATCCTCAAAAATAAAAATCTCCGACTACTCACGTGAGTAGTCGGCTTTTGTTACAGCATTTCAATTCTGCCCTCAATGGAAAGCTCCATTGTTCCGTCTTTTTCCTTGTACTTCACGTCATCAACAAGCGTAACTTCGCCAGAATAAACGCCACCATCCACCCTTGTAGCCATAAAAGAAAAAGGTTCAAGTTTGTTTTGCAAGTCGTTTATGAAACTCAAATCTCCCAGTCCGGGGTCAACGGCAATTTCTACACCGCTAATGGACTGGACTTTGCGCGTTTTCTTGATGCGGAAAGTTCCGTCCGTATTTGCGGCGGTTTCGTTTGAATATGTTGTAAGGTCAACTTCTGGCTCACTCTCGCTGTCACAAGTGAAGTTCCTTCCATTCAAAGTTATGCTTTCAAATGCACTTCCTGCTTTTGCCATCCTTCAACTCCTTAGCCTAAATAAAAGCCAAAATAAATATCGCCGCTGATAACTTCCACGTTGCCGGAAAGTTTGCACGGGAACACGTAATCAACGCGCTTAGGATTTTCGCTGTTGATTCCGACTGTAAGATTTTCTTTTGTAAAATCTTCATCGCTGATAATCGCATTCAGTGCCAAAGAGTGTGCAAGATTTGCAAGCCAGCCTTTAACAGTCTTTGGCTTGATTGCCTTCGGGTTAGTTGTAACCTGTGTGTCTGGCACAAGCGGCGCACCCTTAACATCATCGCTTTCTGTGATAAGGCGGCAGTTATAAACAATGTTCATAAGTTTAACCGCATCCACAACATAGCGGCGGCCAGGATATTTGCCTTCTGAATCCGGGTGATAGAACGTTACGATGTCGTTCAGTTCCGCAACGTTTCCGCTCTTAATGTTGTTTGACGCACCTTTAAGAATAGACTGATTGCGGATCTGTGGTGTTTCCTGCGCATCGTCGCTTCCAGCTTTAAGCCCTGTAAGCTGCCCTTTGTAATTCTGTGGCGGGTTTGAATCCGCTGTTGTGATAATGTCATTAAGCAGACCTTTTGCAGCAACGACAAAAGGCAGTTCCGGCGAACCAACGCTAGGAACCAAGAAGTTAGTGTAATCGTTTTTGCGCTCGTCTGAAATTGCAGTG